AGGGCTTTCAATTCGTAAATTTCCACTGCGCTAAGCCCTCAAATGCGGCAGATCGTGCGCAGCCAAGTAATCGTTCCGCGCCTTAACTGCATCCTTGATGTCATTGAAGCGGCCAAGGTGTACTTGCTTTTTCTGCCACTGAACCTTTGCCGACCACTTGCCTCGATCCCAAGAAACACCGACATGGCCGCTGGTGTTCTTGTCGGTTAGGCGACGATTTGCTGCCTGCACGTTGTAATCTGCATATCGGCAGTTGCTTGGTTCGTAGCCTTTCGAGGAATCGATACGATCAAGGGTCAGCTGATCGGTATAACCGTTGGCAAGAGACCATTTCATAAATGGCTCAAAGCTCATCCACTCGTCGCAGAGGGTGACACCCTCGTACTTCTGTACCTCAGTGCCCCTTGGGCTCAGGCATCGCCGCTTCATGTTTGACCAGGTCACATGCAGTCGGCTGTTTCTGTTGTTGAATCCGTGGGTTGAGCGCTTTTCCCCGCCGCGTTTATTGGCGCAAGAGATGCAAAGCCCGGTCATGACCTTTGCACGCTCAGTGCGCGTCTCAAACTCGCCTAGGCAATCTCGGCACTGAAACACCCCGATAGATCGCCGGCCACCGGAGCGGATTTCGGTGAATTTGCGCAGAAGAATCACATCGCTGCACATGAGATGAACTCCTCATATCGCTTCTCAAGTCGTCCCGCTCTCTTCGTGAACACCGCCTTCAGGCGCTTCAAGTAAGGGATTTCATGGCGGACCAAGTCCCGATTGCATTCCAGCCACTCCACCTTTTCAGCACCGATCTTCTCAACCAGGCGCGGCCGATAGACCATGATGTTTCCGCTCAAATGGGAATTACATTGGGAGCAGGACTTGTTCATGTTCCAGAGGTTGAAGCGCAGGTGAGCGGCGGCACCAATGCTGCGAAAGTGCGAGCAGTGCCACTGGCCGCCCCAGCTCGCCGGCTTGTCGCAGCTGATGCAGCCGAGATGCGCGTCACGCAACCGGACGTAACGATTGATGACAACCTGGGCTTCCTTGGCGTAATCGGCCCTGCTCTTCAGCTTCTCCTTGCGCACTTTGATCTCGGAGCGCTCAACCTGGGCCAGCGCCTTGCGGGCCTTGGCCTGATTCCTCGGCGCGTCTTTGATCGCGCAGGCCGGGCTGCAAACCGCCTGCCCGAGCTTCTGCGGGACGAATGAGGCCCCGCACTCAGGTACGCGGCATTTCTTGGCCTTGGGGGTTTTGGATTGGAGGCTTACGCGCATGGCTCGACCTCCTTGGCTTTCTGCTGCTCAGGGGCGAAGTCGCCGCGCAGGGGCTTTAGCCATTTCCCTTTGTATGCCAGCTCATCAACAAGAACCAACTTGTCGCTCCTCTCTTTTACGGCGGTCAGATTCTCCGCTTTGACCGAGAAAGCTACGACGCCTTCAGGAATCTCTTGCCAGCCTCCGAACCGGAATTCAGCGCGACATGGACCCATATACACACCCGATACCTCTGCACAACGCCCGAAATTTTCAGGTGCAGTGATCATGACCAAGTCGCCCGGCTTGAATTGATGACTCATGCCGCCACCTCGCCCAGCAGATCGGAGAACACAACACCGTGGCGGCTGAAGTGCGCGACGATGCGGTCGGTATACTGGATGCCCTGCGCACGATTGAACAGGCTGGTGACCGGGAAGCCGTCAGGACCGAACAGGTGGCAGCCTCCCATCATGTCGAGCTTCGCCTCGTAGGGCAGATGGCGCATGACTCGATACCACTCGGCTTGGAACCCAGCATCCTCGTTCAGCAGGATCTGCACGCCGATGTGCAGCTTGCAGTACTTGCGCGCCTCGCCCGGGTCGCCGATCTGAGTCATCTCGGAGATGCGCTTGTACATCGCGAACCACAGTGCGTTCTGGTCGAGCGTGCGGCTCTTGCCTCCGCGCATCGTCACCACGACGAACTTCTTTTGCCGGAACATCTCGGTCATGCGCGTGACGGCCTCGGTGAGCTTGGATTGGCAGTTCACGCTGATCTTGTCAGTCATGGCTCTGCTCCTCGCTCATGGCGGCGTCCAGCGCTGCGTCCACTTCCATGGCTGATGGGTAGCAGGTTTGCATCAAGCCGAGCGACGTGGTGTAGCTGACCGTCTTTTTCAACATGACCGTGGCGTTCTGCTTGAGCCACTCATAGCGCTTGGAGTTTCGGATGACGGCCTCCAGCGCCGGCACAACTTCCTGCCTGAAAACCACCAGCGGTGCTTCTGGCCGCGCACCAGCAACCCCGAGCAAGCCGGACACTTCGTAAAACGCATCGGAAAAGCTCTGGCGATTGCGCAGCGTCTCGCACTCAGCCCTCAACGCAGCTGCCGACCGCGCCAGCCCAATCAGATAATCCAGCGCGCTATCCTCGCCCGCTGCGTCGAAACCCTGCTCGCTTGCAGCAGACTTGATGATCCCGCTTACGCCCAGGCTGGCGGTCTGGCACAGTTCAAGATTGGCGATGCGCTGGTTCAACCCAGCATTCACCCGCTCGTAAGCTTCGTAGCCGGTCTTGAGGCCTGCGATTTCGGCGCGGAGCTGGTCGCGCTCCGCCTCCAGCGTCTTGCCTCGATTGCCCTTGCAGATTTCACAAACCGAATTTGGCCGGCCTTCCCCCTGCCACTCCCCGCCGCAACCCATGCAATCGGCACACGCTGTTGGAGCAGCCGCAATGGCCATATTGATATGGTCGTAACCCTTTGAGGTCGCAACCATATGAGCGCGGCGCCACATGGTGTCCCGCTTACTCTCGTACTCAGGTGTCCGGTATGCAGGGCGGTCGCCCAACTGCTTGACTAGACGCTCAACCTTCGCAATCAGCTCCAGCACGGCGGCAGGGTTGGCGGCTGCAACGTATGCCACGCAGGCATCGCGCTCGCTTTCGATGCTCTCGTAACTCAGCAGGGATCCGAGGTCGCAATCGAATACTGTACCCTTGTGGGCCAATTCATCAGGTCCGTACCAAGGACCTGTCGGAGCAGCCTTCGCCAGCGCTTCCAGCTTTTCGATATCGACGGTCATGGTCGAACTCCTTGGATTGAGGCGAAATCAAAGTCAGGCAGTTCGCTAACGCCATTGAGGTAATCGACCATCACCTTCACGTCGCTCTCGTCGCATGCGCCAGGCTGGGCCTGCCAGCAGTAGAACGGATCGGTGTTGGGCATTGCGCCGTAGCACATGATCCCGTACCGGCTATACATGCCGTCATAAACGATCCCGACTCGGGCCTTTCCCTTGTCGAAGTAAACGATGTAGTGGTTGATCCCTTCGGAGCGGACGAGCTTCGGATTCTTCCGGTTGTTGCGCTTGATCCACTTTTCAACTTCAGTAAGCTGGCTCATGCCCGTTTCCCCGCCGATTCCGCGATCATGTTCATGCGCTCAAGGCGCTGCTGGGCCTGACTGTTCAGGTTTATGCCATCTGCCTCGTCTACCACTGGCATGCATACGAATCGGATGCCGGCCTTGGTTAGGAGGTGAGCCGTTTCAAGCGCCTGGCGCAGTTGTGCTGGGTTGGAGCGGTTCATGGCTTCACCGCCCATGAAATGCCGGCGGCCGCAACAGATTCGCGAACGTCATCGGCGTACATCAGCGGGCCAGCCATTGACTTGATGTCCTTTGGCAGCTCAATCACCAGCGCCTCGCGGGAGGCCTGCCATATTTCTTGAGCCGATTCCTCGGAGACGCCAGCATCTTCCAACCTATCCATCACTCGGAATGGATAGGTGCCACTCAACCACCACGCCTCAAACTCTTCACGCATCTTGTCGTTGCTCATCACGAAGCCCTCCGCTTGCTGCGCTCAGAGGCGCCTTCGAATACCAGGCCAATACCGCGGCCTTCTCTCAACCGATCCACGCTGCGATCACCCAGCACCGCGCCCAGCTCTTTGGCGTCGATGTTGGAAATTACGATGGTGGGCAGCTGTTCCTCGTACCGGCCGTTGATCACGGCGAACAGGGTCGCCAGCTCGAACTCGGTCGGTTTGGTGGCGCCCACTTCGTCGATGATCAGCAGCGAAGGGTCGATCAGGCTGGCGAATGCCTCCTTCTCGGAGTACTCAGCCCGGTCGCCGTAGCTGCCCTTGATGTACTGGAGCAGGCCGCCGACGGTGCGATACACGGCTGTCGCGTTGTGCTGGGCGATGATGTGACCGGCGATTGCTGCGGCCAGATGCGTCTTGCCGGTACCAGGCGTGCCGGTCATGACGATGCAGCGGCCCTCGTCCAGGTGCTTCGGGAACGAGTGGGCGTAATCGACGCACTTGGCGAGGTTCGCTTTCTGCGCTTCGGTGTCAGCGCGGAAGTCAGCGAAGGTCTTGCCCATGAACCGTTTCGGGATCATTGAGGCCCCCAGCTTGCGCTCCAGGCGCTCTTCGGCGATTCGGGCATACATCGCACGCTGTTCGTCCTGATCGCGTCTCAGCTGCGCGTCAGCTGCGCAGCCGGGGCACCCAGAGGCTATATCAGCGTTCTTGCGAATGATCGCGGCGTAGGCGCCGTGCGTGGGGCATTCGGCCGCCTGCTTGGAGACAACACCGAAGCGGCGTTCAAGGTCGTGCACGGTCAGGTCGACTTTCGGGGATTCAGAAGTCATAGGTGCCATCCCCGCGCGGCGTCAGGCCGGCCTTGTAATCGCGAGTGTCGAAGCCGGTGTGGCGCGACTGCGGGAACTGGTGCACGTTGCTGGCAGCTTTATCGGGGAATATCCCGGTCCAGCCATTGGCAATCGACGTGGTCAGCACATCATCAGGGTTCGAATGACCTTCAAGAGACTTCGCTTGCTGCTCACAGCTTTTGGCGGTCAGAGGCTTGCGGATTTCTTTGCGGTGCTGGCACCAGTCAGCCCAGGCTTTGTCGCTCACGTTTTCAGGTTTTGCCGTCAAAGGATCGAACTTCCCAGACTTCGCCGGAGCGGCAGCGACACGCTCTTTCGGCTCATTGATGGTTAAAGGATGGTTAGAGGATGGATTGGGTGCAGCTGGTGCACCCCGCTCTGTCGTGAGCTGCACCCCGTTGTGTTCTGAGCTGCACCCCGTTATGTCTTCATTTGCACCCCGTGGTGATCCGGGTGCAGGAGATGCACCCCGCTCAATGCAGAGGTCATACACAACTGGACGGCGGTCATGACGATCAATATAGGCAGCAGCAATGACCTGATTTCCAAGGCGAATCGCGCCGATCTCAAGCAGGTATTCAAGCTTGTAGCGGACAGTTCGAATCGAAAGACCTGTATCAGCGCTCAGGCTACTTGCAGACGGAAAAGCAGCTTTGCCGTTTTTATCGGCGTAGTTCGCGAGGCATAGAAGTACATGGCGCGCAGTGGCGTCGAGGATGTCGTTCTGTTCGAGAGCCCAGCTCATGGATTGGACGCTCATTGCCGAGGCCTCCGGACGCTATTGATGAAGGCTCCAGAATGAAGCGACTGCTCAAACCAAAGAGGGTTATACGGAGACACCTGGCCCGGGTAGCGCGCCTCTACGGCCATATCGCTATCCCAAGACGACACGTAATCGCCATCACCTTCCATCGCCCTGATGATCTCAATCAGGGGGACCTGGAAGAATTCTCGATTGGCAGATACTCGACGACCATCAAACAGGCGGTGGATGGCTTTTTCGACCGAGAGCGGCGATTGAATTTCAATGTAAAAGGCAACGAGGTACTGCTCAGGCACGCCGGTGCTATTGGAGACTTCGCTCGCACGCTCATGAGGTGAGCGCTTAGTCGATCCAATTTTGTACATGCCCGGCATGCACGGAGAACAGAGCGCATAGACAAATCCGAAATCAGCCATCATTGGGCCTCCAGGCTGTACTGAGCCCACAGACCGGCAATCCAGTTGACGCCCTTGGGGGTGAATTTGGCTTGGTTGAATGCGTGACCTGCATCACTGGTGCCGGTCTTCACCTGGAAGCGGCCAGCGTCGACGTGGTTCTGGTAGGCCTGCCACTCACCGCCCATGCGGTACATGATCCGGCGATCGAGCAGGAACTCGCGGAAGCGGGCCTCATTAGCACCCAGCAGCTTGGCGGTTTGGCGGAAGCCCTTGAGGCCGGTGGATTCGACGTACTTGTCGACGAACTCGGCCTTGGGCGCAGCGATGGCCAGGGCCTGATTGGCGGCTTGCTGCATTTCGAACTGTTCCGCCCAGGCGCGGGCGGCTGCGGCAGGATTGGAGAAGTCGGGAAGCGTGGCGATGACGTTGCCTTTCAGCCGCTCTTCAAGCCGAGTCATGTGGTCATAGACAGAGGCCTGAAGCTCATAGCTGTAAGACATTGCCATCAAGCAAGCCTCGCGCTTCGGAAATGCGTAGGCCTTTCGAGGGCGGCCATAGCTGTCAGGAAGATCGGCAATAAATTTTGCCGATGTTTTCTCTCCTAAAACCTCTGGCACCTTGCTCAAAAAGCTCTTGTGCATCAGCAACACGAACTTGCTCCCATCCTCCTCCGACTGTCTGTCGCGGTGCTGGTTGATGAATTGAACAAGCTCAAGACTGGTTATAGAGACTTCTCGCTCCACGTTTTGCGAAGGTGCAATTTCGTGGCGCGGACGGTCAGAGTTGACGACGTGTTGGTAAGAAGGCATTATTCGCTCCAGAACTTTGTTGTAAGTGCTGCACAAGAAGCCCGGCCGCGAACCGGGCTTTTTTGTGCTTGCGTTTTGGTGGTCCAGCTATTCGAGGTCTTCATCAGGCCCTCCCCCTCCCTTTTCAGGGACTGTCGAGTCCCTTTCGGGCTCTCGTCTTGCTACTGGCAGGTGCCGAATCTTTCCGGCTCCCCTTGGCCTGGTCTTCTCGAAGAAACGCTCACTTCCGAGCTTCGCGGCGTACTGCTCAGGCGTCATTCCTGCTGCCTTTGCCAGCCGTTCAAGCTTTTCGTAGAGCCTTCCATCGATCCCGTGGCAGATCGTGGTTTCAGGCACTCTGGCCTCCTTCAGGGACTTCAGGCGGTATGGCGTTTCTCGGTAACATCCTGCTCAACGATGCTTTCCAGCTTTTCCTCCACGCACATGCGCACGAACACAGCCAGCTGCAGCTTGTGTAGGCGCGCCACGGCTTTCAGCGCTTCGTAGGTCTCGTCGTCGTACCGGGACTTGATCTCCCGGTCTTTCAAGTGGCGAGGCTCGTCGTACATGTTTCTTTCCTTGTGGCTGATGAATGGGTTTAAGCGGCTGATTTTTTGGCGTTGGCGCTGGATTGGTCCGAACGCTTCTCGGTTTCCTCATCCAAAGCTTTGAATACTTCTGGTCGGGCAACCCTCAGGAACATCATTCGTGCTCTCGGGATGCCGTGTTTCTTCCAGTCGCTCACGGATGGGGGTCGCACCTCGCACAGCTCTGCTACGCGAAACGTCCCTCCGAGAGCTTCGATAATTACGCTCGCGTTCATGCCTGATCTCTCCGGCTCTGGGTTCATAGCTGTGAATATTAGGCATACCTTTTATTTTGGTCAATAGGAATACCTTAGATACCTGATGTTAGGCTCCCCTAATGAGTACCTTTAAAGAACGCTTAAAACTCGCTATGGCCGGGCCTCCCAGGGTTTCCCAGGCTTCGCTAGCTCGCGCCTGCGGGGTAAAGGCACCGTCGGTAAATGACTGGGTTTCCGGAAAGACGAAAACAATCGAAGGCCAAAACCTTCTTTTGGCTGCTGATTTTTTGCAGGTTGCGCCTTTGTGGCTTGCCACCGGAAAGGGCCGAATGCGAAAGACGGATGCTGCGGATGGTGATTCCGATCAGTCTGATTCGAACGTAGAACCAGGCCCGCCCATAACAACCCCCATTCGAAGGATCGATATCATGGGCACAGCCCAGCTTGGGCCTGACGGATATTGGATTGGCCTTGGGGATACCGATGGCTGGGTCGAAACATACTCGCGTGACGAGGATGCCTACGCCTTGCGCCTGAAGGGTGATTCGATGGCGCCCGCCATAAGGAATGGCTGGGTGGCTGTATGCGAGCCGAACCACAGGCTGGTGCCAGGGGAATATGTGATGGTCACATTGGTGGATGGCCAGAGCATGGTGAAAGAGCTGCTTTTCCAAAATGAGGACGAGGTAAGCCTCATGTCGGTAAATTCGGCTTACGGAGAACGCAGATCGATCCCGAGAACCGATATCGAAAAGATTCACTATGTTGGAAACATCCTTGCCCCCAGCAAGGTTTTGGGAAGGTACTGATCGTCGGCAGGGTCATCTGGCGCGGTGGGGACTTGTAACGCCTATTTTCCGTTATCCCTGTTGCTCAGGGCATTTGTATCCTTATGCAGTAAATGGAGTTCATAGTGGACAGTGATGACCTAATGCAGGATTTGCCGGAAGGCAGGGAAGTAAGTCAGGAGCAACTTAAGAGGGCGTTAAAGGTGCCCGCTGACGCGCTTGTTGACTATCTGAACCGGGTTTCACCTGATAACAAATGCAGCTTTTGCGGAGTCGGAGAGTATGGGGTCGTGCCTTCGCCGACAGGTGGAACAGCTGGCGTCCTTGCAACGCCTGTGCCGAATATTAGGCATTTGGGCGTGTGGTTTTTCTTCGCAACTTGCACTACGTGCGGTAACACGGTGTTTTTCAATGCACCATTGGTTATGAAGAAAATGGCAGAAGAACATTAATGGCTCTTGCCTGGAGCAGCGACGACTTTTACGACCTAATGGAGGATTTTGAGGATCAGCCAGGGCAAGAGCCTATGGTGGTCGGCGTATCCCTCAAGCTGGTTCCCTTTTTCAACACAGACCCATCCGAGCCAGCACCTTTTGCGGACGAGGTGTATAGTAATCTCATAGTCAGGGAGCAATTGAGCATAATGAGCGCATTCAGAAAAGACCTGTTTGTATCCATCACCCTCCCCGTTCTGGGGCTTGGCGTGCTCATGTTTGGCGCTATTGGCGGTTCGTTTCTCTACACGAATTCGTCGTTCCTCCGGCTTGATGACCACTCTCGGGCTCTCCAGGTCTCTCTTTCAGAAGTCACGAAAGCCCAGGCCGTCTCAGCTGAACAAACGTCTGCAATGGTGAAGGCGCAGGAAGCAACGAACTCAAAGCTCGACAAGGTTATTGACCAGCTGGGTTCGGTATCAAGCGGCCTTGAAGTGTTGAAGTCTCAACGCTCAAATCCGCCCTCCTGACCATCAAGTAACCCTGAAGCCCGGCCATAGCGCCGGGCTTTTTCATTCCTGAGCATCCCCTCCCGATCTGACCCAGCCCGCCACTGAGCGGTTTTTTTGTGCCTTACGAAAAAAAGTTAGGCATTCCTATTGACTAAGAAAGAAGGAATGCCTAATGTTCACTCCATCGAGACGCGAAACAGC